TTCTGAATCACTTCCTTGTTGTTGACCTGACCGTAGAATCTCAGACGAGTCTCAAAGTCCAGAGTGTAGATGATGGCACGACGCTGAATGAAGTCGCCCTCATAGTCCTCATTCATCTGAACTCCAGTCAGAACGAATGGCACATCGGTCTTGAGGTTCAGTTCGTCCAGGTCTTTAATGGTAACCGTATACTCCGGTTGAAAATGAGGAAGGATCTGCTCTAGAACCTGCAGAGCATCATCCTGATTCTTCGCCATGATGGAAAGCTGAAGTCCCATGCGGTACGGGGCATAGGTACGAATGACCTTGCGGCTAGCCGGATCCGTTGCGGCAAAGGTCAGCGTATTGTTACGATTGATCTTTGTGCTTGCATCGTACGTCAGAGTGGTAATCTCGAATGACATACGAGGAAGCTTCATTGCAACCTTCGTATTGTCCAGATTTGGTTGTTCATCTAGACGAGCCAGGAACTTCTGTTTAGGTCCATACGCCAGAGGAACGCGCGTAATGTTTACGACAGAACCATTTCCGTCTTTCCGTACCACAGAAATGTTGTTGAATAGCGTTCCGAAGACGGACACCATCTTGCGAATTGTGGCGTGATAGTAGTGTCCACTAAACATTTGATGGGTCTCCGAATGGATTGCTCTCCGTAAAGTCGATGATGGTATCCGCGGTCACCTCCATCGCACGGTTCTGTGCACCCTGAGCATTGTTGACAAATGTCAGATTTGTCTGAGTGTTGTCAATCTCGTATGCCACTGTGATATTCCATTGTGCGCCAGATGCGAGACCGACCAACTTATCAGTGGCGCCAGTCGTGACTCGAAATTTGGCAAACTCTCCAGCATTAGTAGAGATTCCGCCGATTGCAATCTTGTATGCAGCAGTCGGTGACTCCTTGTCGATCTTCAGAATCTTTCCGTAAATTTCCTGCGCCGGATTTCCTCCGGATGCCGGTACCAGAACCTGTTTGACATCCTCTCCAACGGTGAAGAGAGGTCCGGTACCGTTGATCTCAAAGAAGTATTCTGTGCTGAACTGGCGCTCTAGCTTATCGAGTTCATCGATACCAGTCTTGACTTCCTCATTAGAGTATTCGAACAGTTCGCAACGGAGTTTGTAGACCGGAAACTTTGAGAGCTGGTAGAACGGAGATTGGTGATCCACGAACTTGATCTCCATGAAGCTCTTTGAGAGAGGCAGATAGATCAGATCTCCTTCAGCGGGGCGGCTCGAGATGATACCGTTGTTCCAGACTCCGACGAGCTTGTCCCAGGTACGCTTCGCGACCACGAATGTGGCCTGGTCACGAATCTCTAAACCAAACTTCGTCATGAGAGCGCCATCACCCTCGAATCCGTCGACGTTCTCCAGGTACATCTCGACCATATAGGCGTCGTCAAACTTTGATTCGATGGCCTCGTTCAGAATCATATCACGAGAGACCATGTTACGCGGCAGGTAGTAGCAGTCCTGCCCGTAAATCTTCAACGACTCTACGATCAGATCCTCGTAAAGGTTCTGCTCGGACTTGACGTTCTGAGAAAAGTATACGTTGCGAGCCATGGATTATCCCACGAAGAAGTCCACTGGCTTCTCGTACTTCAACTCCATCTCGTCCTCGAGCTGTTTGATTTCTTCGATTGCTTCCTGGTAAATTTGTTGGCCATTCATCGTGACTCCACCTGGAAGTCGGTGTAGGTCTCAGGATCGATCGCAGAGTACGCATCGACTAAAACGTATTCACCTGCCGCGGCACGATATCCCCAGTCAAGATCAATGTACAGGCGATTCATGTGACGGTTGAATCGTACTGGCGGAACACCGTTCAGCTGCATATCCAACATCTCCAGGAACTGGCGAGTCATCTCATAATTGACCAGAGCGCCGGCATACTGAAGATCGTAAACGTCATTCAGGTGCATCTGATAGCGAGCAGACCACATACCTGAGGAGGATACGGTATTGTTAGCCAGAGGAAAGATACGAGACACGAACAACAACTGATCAGGAATATCGATGTATCCGTCAGTGATGTTCTGCTGAGTCAACTGATGCTTACGGTAATGGCGAATGATCGCATCCGAATGATACTCGCGGTAAAATTGAATGGCCTCATCCACGCGATCAGACACTTGATCGTCATCGATGTTGATCTCGATTACTGGCTGACCGAGCGAACGCAGGCAGTAATCGATAAGAGTTTGTCTGGAATTAGGTGAGGCCATTTAGTATTCCTTATGTGGAAGGCTGTACTGGAATTCCTGGAGATCCTGGGGCCAATGCAATTCGAATGCCTCTGTTATTTGATAGAGGTAATACTTGGAATTCTACGTCTTTAAAGGAAAAAATAGTTGGCTCATTATTCGCCTGCTGCAATTTTTGCTTTGCCAAACTATTTAATTCATCCCTTTCCGCAGGTGTCAGATGATCTACAATCGTTGTTCTTTTTGCCTTTGGAGTAATAAAATAAATTACTAAATTTCCATCTGGTGGGGCCAATCGCGCATAATATTGGGCTCCACTATACGCAAATCTGCCGTCATAATGGGTAACGCTTTCCTCCGCAAGTTTTCTGAGTTCAACCTGCTCATTTTCTGGATATGTGGATAAGTCTATTGCTTTCATCGGAGGAATTGATTCAATTTTTGGCTGCGGTGGCGGAGTTTTCATTTGCTCCTCTGTTAACATTACCTGAAGTTCAGGACCCCATTTATTTACAGGGCACGCTGCGGCATCAACGTGTGTTTTCTTTTCCATGAAGCATCCGCACTTTAGACAGCGATTATCTCGGAAAAATTCACAACCCTGACAAATTTGTAATCTCGCATATGCCTTATCTGCACTTGCAAGTAGCGGTTTACCCTGTAAAACGGATGCGGTACCGCTTACCCAGACCTGTTTAGCAAGATTACGAGCCTGCTGAAATAAGGATGGAAAAGAAGAAATGTCTTCTGAAATAAGTTGCTGACGAGCCTGTTCGATTTGTTCTTCAGTGTTCATGATAAAATTTTATGTGCAGGTGCCGTTCGGGGCATAATTTGTCTGATCGTATACGGTATCATATCCAATATTGCAAGTACACGTCTGGCCACACGCCGTCGGCCAGCACGGACAACCATTTTGAATACAGTTATCAATATCGCTCTGATCGCATTCTGCACGGCATTGATATTCAGAATTGCAATCTCCGGAACAATCCACTTGGCAGCAATTATCGGTACAGGTTTCTGTTCCGTTACAAACCTGCGAACATGTTCCGTAATTTACATGATATGCCCCGCTGTAAATTGTATTCACTGAATTCCACACTTTAAATTTATAATGAGCAGCTTTATACTTTGTTGCGCCACCAGTATAACTTCCATCATTTGATGCGGCAGCGTTAGACATAGTAAATATGTATGAATTCGTATATCCAGTGCCTCCACTGTTTCCAGAACTAATGGCGTATGCGTTTCCGCAATTATTCGAATACATTACGAGTTCCCAGTAAATTGGCCTTGTTCCAGAAACAGAAATTGTAGGTTCCCAGGCATCCCATTCGCAGATATATTCATCGCCACCATTATAACTGGCATTGAAAGAAACTCCGGTTGCGTTACTTTTACCATAACCGTCAGACATTCTGATTGCACCACTTGCTACACCAAATAGTGTACGCACGCTTGCCTGATGATGGTAGTGCCATGGTAAATTAGATGATCTATTTATATACCAAAGAAAACAAGCTCGGACGAAAATCCGAGCTTGGTATTATCAAATGCCTAAACTTATCCAGCTGGTGGCGGAGTTGTCGGTGCAGGTGCTACAGGATCTGGTGTGGCAGGGGCCGCTGGTGACCATGGGAATGCACCCTCTGCGACTTCAGATGAGGCATTGACCTTCTCGTCGATCTGACGCTGAATCTGCTCGTTCACGTGCTCCTCGTATGGGCCAGTCACAACAGACTGAATCCACCCAAGAACGGTAGCCTCTGTGAGCTGCTCGAATGCCACGAAATTATTTGGATCGACCTGAGCGGGATCAAACGGAGTCGCTCCGGAGAATACGCCAGTGTGACCGTTTTCATCTGTGCCGGTCTTCTGCCAATATGTTTGAAAGACCACTCCATTGAGCGATCCGCTGTTTTTCTTCTTTAGTGAAGTGATTTTCCAGGTATATGTGAGTGCCATAGTAGTGATTATTTATTGTTCGAGAGTAGAGACTTAAGTTCCTCGATCTGTTTTTGTTGCTCCTTGATAGCCTCAATTAGGAGTGGTATAAGCTTTTCATAACGAACTGTCATATACTTATCATCGATCGGCGCAGGAGCGATGATCTCTGGCAGAATTGCCTGAACCTCTTGAGCAGAAACACCGACCTCGCGCTTCTTTTGGTAACCGAGAGCGACGGCGGTCTCGTTGGCCTCGAAGTAGAATCCGGAGAGTGACTTGACCTTCTCTATCGGATTCTCAATGGCACCGAGTTTGGTCTTGAGGCGTTCGTCGGAGTAATACGCAGTGATGTTGTCCGTGGCACGAATTTCGCCGGTTGTTCCGGAAGGAGCAGTTCCAACTCCGAGCGCAGTAACAATTCGTGTAGAACCATTGACATCCAGTTTATATCCAGGATCAGTTCTTCCAATACCTACATTGCCAGAGCTGTTGATGAATATGCCAGTCGTAAGATTTCCGCCAACATAAAATTCTAGCGTGCCATCAAAACTTGCGCTTCGCGTTGAAACGATTCGCGCATTTGGATTTGACGAGTCGCCACCCGTCATCATAAAGTTTATAGAGCAAGCGGTATTAGCATTAGTCGATTCATTTCTTAATTCTAAATGATCTGCACGAGCCCCAGCGCTTGTTTTTACGATTGTCAGATTTGGAGATCCACCAGCAGTATAAGATGTAGTCGTACCAATGTAGATTCTACCGTTGATTCTTCCGCTTACTGCACCTGCTAAATCTAAGTAATAAGTACTATTACTGCTTGCGTAAAATGCAGAAGAGTAAGTTCCAGCATCTGTATAAAGTGCGCCGTTTACACGAGCTCGCCAGCCATTAAGCGTGCTTGATCCACCAATTCCTAAACAGTTTTCAGAAACATTATGATATAAGAACCAACGGCTATTTGCTTGCCTGTAAATACCCCCGTTACCAGCACTGTCGTGCATCCAATTAACGCCGCTATAGTCGTCGTAAATACCGCCATAACTTCCTCGTGAATTAATTATTCTCCATGGAGAATATGCACCTGTTTGATTTGGGGTCCAGTGAGCGCTATTTACAGAACTATAAAGGCCGGCACTGCCAACTTGTATCCAATTATCGATATTGAGATAGCCATTAGATTGAGTACGTAAGATTATACTTGACCCTGTTTCGGCAGAGTTATATCCATCAAGCAAGTCAGCATTTAGGTTTGTAACCAGCGTGGTCGATGAAACTGTCATCGGCGCTGTACCTGTACTTTGAGTAAGATTTAGTCTTTGAAATGACGGGCGAGTATCTGTTGCAGCAGATAAAACGTCATTTACTGCACTGCTTTGAAAAGTTACTGATTGGCTGTTAACGGTGTAAGTTGTACTTCTAGGTGTAGGAGTGACATCTGCATCGGCCTCAAAATAATATATACCGCCACCACGAAGCCATATTACTTCGGTACTACTATTTGTCATCTGCGTAATGCCGCCGCAAATCGTAGAATTTGTATATCCTTCGGTATATCGGTGAATTGACCGTTGAACTGCGATTGTTCCCCATCCAGAGCCGTTTGATGTCCACTCAACATGGCACGTAAATCCACTACCGTGTGTTGCCCAGGACGGTACATTGGAATTTAACGCATTGACAATTCTCATCCTTGTTGGCATTCCATATACTAAAGGAATTGTGACAGGATAATAATTAGTCGTAGCGTATGTTCCAGTATTGGACATATCGATCGTCGCGCTGGAACGCATCGGGTATCCAGCAACATTTAGACGATTAAGAACAGATGTGGAACCAGGATCTACGTAAAAACTCGTACTCTGTCTATCATACATTATGTTCCCATACAATGTTGGAACATAAGTATCCTGATAGATTTCACTTTGCGTGCTTGTGAATCGTGCCGAATAGCTTCCGCCAGCATTCCATAGCATCAATTCATTAGATGTATTTGCTACAATATAGCCACGTAAAGTATTAACGTGGCCTCCGGTATAGAATCTAATACCCGAATTAGTAGAACCTACTGTAGAAATATCTAAATAGCTCGTGTTTGCGCCAGTTGAGGAAAGGTGCAAATAAGTTGACTGATTATAAAGACCGCTATTGCTATTATTATTTCTAAACCATCCATTTGTATAATAGTCCTGTGTGGTAATATTGCGGGCAGAGAAATCACCATTACTATCACGCTGAACAATCTGGCTAGCGGTATTTGCCGATGTAGCAGTAATTGTAGCAGAATTTGCCTGATTGTCGATGGAACGAGCGCGATCCACGCGAACTCCATATGTCGCACTACCGTTCCATCCCATCAGGCTGATTGCTTCGCCCCAGGTATTACTTCCTGCACCAGTGCTGTTGATTGTATTTCCTGGGGTGTATCTGTCAATTGCGCCGCCGGCAGGATTTGTCCCGGCTGATGCGTCGATCAGAATATGATTATTACCATAGTTCTTCCAACGAAGGTACTTTGCAACTTCGATGTCGTTTGCAGCAGTACCGCTACTCGTAGAAATGTTCTGTCCAGTCAGTGTGATATTCGCAGATCCATTGAATGATACACCTGCAATGGTGCGCGCGGTCTGGAGCGTCGTGGCAGTTGCAGCATTTCCTGTAACATTACCAATCAGATTGCCGCGAAAATTAGATGCCTGAATATCACCTTGAGTGCCGCTAAATACTTCCGACGTATTTGTAGAATCTGGAATAAAAGTAAAGTACCCAGTGCTGTCATCGTATCCAAAAAATCCTACTTTGGCAGCGGTACCATTATGCCAGCGAAATTCTACACCACGGTCCTTGTTATCATCTGATCCTGGCGCAGTATCTCCACCTAAAGTAATAATCGGATCATCGAGCGTGGTAGTAGTAGAATTGACTGTAGTGGTTGTTCCATTTACAGTAAGATTTCCAGTAATTGTCAAGTTGCTGGAAATAGTTCCACCAGTTAAAGGTAGATAAGACGTCAGTCCAATGTCAGCGGCGGTCCAAGAAATATCAGCTGATCCGTTAAAAGATCTAGCCGTGCCATTGATCGTCAGATTGCGAGCAGTCTGAAGCGTCGTGGCAGTTGTTGCATTACCACTGAACGTTGTAGCGCTAATCGTACCTCCGGATATGGTAGCATTTCCAGCAATAGTCAGATCTCCGCCTAGATTTAGCGCGTTATTAGTTAAGTTTAAAACAAACGGCCACTGGCTATTTGCAACCTGTGCGTATGATTCTGAATCGTTTGGAGCAGGTAAAATATAAAACAGATTGCTATTTGTATGAAGCGCAGACGAACGACCATCAGTGTCTCGTAAATAAATTGTAGGAGCTGTGCCGCGTAATACTAAATTACCACCAAATAACCTTTCAAGTACCCGCCGTCAATATTAGATTTGGCGTCGTTCCAGCAGCTGTGATTGTTGCATTTGATCCTGTCAGAGTAATTCCATTACTGTTTACTCCGGCAATAGTGAGTTTATTTGTAGGAGAACCGGTTCCAATACCCACCTGAGTTCCATTGACGACCAGCGTGTTCTGATTGTACTGACCCATTACAACCTTATCAGTATCAAATACCTCAAGGATCGGAAGACCCGATGCGTCGTTGACTGACATCAGACTGCCCGTCACGCTATCTGCAATGCTAAATAGTGATCCTGTGGTTCCTACGAATGCCAGAGAATTGTCAGGCAAGACCTCGAGGCGTATCTGCGAGGATGCAGTCGATGCGCCCGTGAAGTCGATCTTCGCATTGACTGTTGTGCTGCCTCTGTTTGGTGTGATTACGATGTCTGATGCCATATGAGTAAGTTATTGCTATTTATTAAAGACCGAAACGGCCTTTCGTGGCATTAAAATTCTGAAGAACCTGGGCTGCTGTCAGAGCTTCTCTGTATATTGCCACAGGACCAATGTTTCCGGAGAAGTAGCGCTCGGATCCTCCAAGATGAAATCCGCGGCCGATAGTGACATTATTCATCGTGCCTACAAATCCGTAAGAGTTTGTTTGATTGGTAAGCGATGGCGCGCCATTGAGATATATGCTAACGGATCCAGGAATACGAGTAATCACTGCATTATACCAGGTATTTGCAGAAATAGTAGATTGGTAAGCATATCCATTATAATTGGCATTTGTTGCAGAGTCACCGCTTATTCCCCAGGTTAATATACCGCTACTAGCTTGTTCTAGTCTGGGCCCAACGTTGCCAGTTGCAGCGCCATAATTGTTCCATTGGCAGTCTAAGATATTTCTGTAATTTGTCACAGAATTAGAATTGAACCACGCAGATACGGTGAATCGAGTGAAGTCCCCTGAGACTGCGCCGAACGTCATTGATTCTGATCCAGTAAAAGTAAAGTTGCCTTTGGCTGTTACTGGTAGTCCAAAGTTTAGGTGCGCCACTAATGTTGGATTTGTCGTATAATTTTCATATGCCCAGCCGTAATAGCCAGAATCTCCCAGTCCAGGTTTACCGACCAGAACAAATTCTCTCCATGTATCATTGCTTATCCATGGATTTACAACTGAAGCCGGGGCGCCGAGATCTATCAAGTTTGCAAGTGCTGTAGCGTCAAACGCCTGACACGCATGAGAACCTGTCAAAATGTAGGTACAGTTTGGAAAAGTCGCTTTAATTTTTGCGTAATCGCCATTGAAAAAGGCAATCTCTGTCTGCCATCCGGTTTCTGCGCCACCATAATTATCATAGCAGTGACCGGATAGCCGTAGGCCGCGGAAATAACTATCTGGTACCCAGCTTGATGTATCATTGTTCCAGACCCACATATGCAGCGAACGCGAGGAATCATATGTTTTACCACCAGTTCGAACATTGAATCCCTGTGTTACGCCGTGTCTTCCAGCGGCATCTCCACCGTAATTTCCTTCTGGATATGAAATTCCAAATGCCGTATAAAAGGTGCGATTGGATAGTAGTACATTACCGTACGAAGAAGCGAGTGCGCGGTTGATCAGATTCTTTACCTGACGATCATTGTTGTAAGCGCCGCAGCCAATGTTCGGCGCGCTGTTATTATTCAGAGGATCAACGTAAAACGCAATATCGTCTACGTCACCCAAACCAGATGTAGATGCTCGAGTAACTAGATGTGCTCCACCTTCTACGCTCATAGTCCAAACCTTCCTCTTGTTGCGTTAAAGTTTTGAAGAACTTCAGCAGCATTAAGTGCTTTATTATGAATTGACATCAGCGCAATTGATCCAGTTGCATATTCTCCAGCATTCGCAAAACCAAATCTCACCGCGGTCGATGCTGTAGGAGTAAAAGCACTAACAGCTGCTGTGCCATTTGCTATTCCATTAACATAAAAGGTTAACGTAGTGCCAGATATTGTCCATCCTAAGTAATACCACTGGCCCACACTCCACGAAGAATTGGTGCCATTCTTCCAGCCAGTA